CCCTTCTCGCAAAAGACCCCCAAAAACGCTCTATTCGCTCCGGCCAAGTGGGGCCTGAGTCCATGTTTCCCGGGATGATGGAGCGATCTTGAAATGCCGCGCAGAGGCTATAGGAAGCCAGCGACGGGCGGAACGCGTAAGCGGAAGCCATCGAGCGCGGGCCATGGTGGCGCACGTGCTGGTGCCGGTCGGCCGAAGGGGATTCCGTGGGACAAGATCAAACGAGCAGCGCGCGCGGGGGCGCCCTACGACGACATCGTTGCGGCCTATGTTGGAGCCGTCCAACTCGCTGACAAAGCGAACCAGGAGAAACTCAGGGAGATTATCGACGAGGGGCACGCCCATAATCGTGTCAACTTGCGTTTGGCCATCGCAAAGCGCGGACTGGAGGACGGATCGGTAAACCTCCTGCTAGGCAAGGCGCGCAATGAGCTCGACCCGCAGTGGGACTCTCAGAACGTAGCGCAGGCCGGAGTGCCGGACACGCTTGGTGCTGCGGAGCGCCTCGGAGAGATTCTGGACAAGCTGGGCCGGAAGGTGAAGCGGAAGGGGCGCCGGTGATCGTGTCGCTTCTTCCGCTTCTCTATCAGCTCGCCGCCGCGCCGGCGCCGGTGCGGGCCGAGGCGATTCGCCAGCTTCCTCCGCAGGACCAGCAGGCTCTCTATCTGTCTGCGCGCTATGCCTGGCGCGATCTGTGGGCCCGTCCCGGTCAGCTTCCGCCGGAGGAGCCCTGGCGCTACTGGTACATGATCGGCGGCCGTGGGTCGGGGAAGACCCGCCCTGCTGCAGAACTTGTGATCGAGTGGGCGCGGGAGCCGGAGACGCGGATCGCCCTTATTGGGAGAGATGCCGGACAGGGGCGGAAGGTCATGGTGGACGGGGAAAGCGGGATCGTTGCCTGTTCGCCACCATGGTTTCGTCCCAAGTATCTTCCCTCTTTGAAGCGTCTAGTCTGGCCCAATGGAAGCATCGGAGAGCTACACTCCGCCAACGAACCGGAGACTCTCCGCGGCCCGCAGTATCACAAGGCCTGGGCGGAGGAGCTTTTTCACTGGCCCATTCCGCCGAAGAGCGAGACGAAAGAGCCCGTCGCCTGGGTCGAAGGCCTACGCTATGGCCTTCGTCTTGGGACGAATCCCCAACTCGTTGCCACATCAACGCCCCGCTCTAGTGAGTTCTGTCATAACCTCCTGCTCGGTCGCAAGGCTGAGGACGGATCGAGGGCGATCCAACCACTCCCGAAGGATCATCCGGATCGCTACGCGGCCGACGGCTTTCCCTATCGTTGGGAGCACACGGCGACCGTCTGGGTTGATGGGATCCAGCAGGTCGTCAGGAGCGTGATTGCCCGCTGGCCAACGGAGGATAACCGCGACAACCTCGCCCCAGGGAAGCCCGAGGAGTGGCGTCACGAGTGGGGGCCATCTCGCTTGGGACAGCAGGAACTGGACGGCGCGATCCTGGCGCGTGCAGTCGGATCGCTCTTCTCGACCGACACGATTGACGAATGGGCGGTCTACGGAGTTCCGCAGATCGTGCGGACTCTCGTCGCCGTTGATCCTACGCGGAGCAATAGCCCGACGGACGAGGCCGGGATCATCGTCGGCGGTCTAGGGGCCGACGGTCACGGTTACGTGTGGGATGATGTGTCGATGCGTGGTGCCCCGAACCTGTGGGCGGCGCGCGCCCTTGAAGTTCGGAACCGATACGGCGCAACGGAGATCGTCTACGAGAAAAACCGCATGCCGGAGATGTTGAAGTCTCTGATCCGCACGATGGATCCAAGTTGTCGTTGGGTCGAGGTCTTCGCTACAGAGGACAAGCAAACGCGCGCCGAGCCGGTATCTGCCCTGTATCAGCAGGGAAGGGTACATCATGTGCGCGATGCACGCGAACCGATGCGTCTTGCGCGCCTCGAAGATGAGATGATCGCCTGGGATCCGAAGCTGAAGATGCCGAGTCCCAACCGGATGGATGCTCTGGTCTGGCTCATCACGGCGCTGATGCTCGGTGATGGTCCTGTGCGCCATTCGTTCGCGGTGGTCTAGGAGGTTTGATGATGGCTTCACTCGCCCCGATTCGCAACTTCTTCGGGGGCATCCTGCGCGGACGAGGTGCGCAGGTGGCCTCTGGCGCCATGCGCTCGGATCCGCCACCGATGGGGACGCGGGAGTTCCTCGAGCAATACGAGACCTCTCCCTGGGTGCGCGGGATGCTCCAGAAAGTCGGGCAGTCGATTGGGTCGACCGTCTGGCAGCTCTGGCGCATTGATCGCGAGACGCAGGTCTTCGGCCATCGTCTCGAGCGTCTCCTGCGCCGCCCCAACCCGATGATGACGGGCCGAGCGATCTGGTCAGGCGCGCAGGTCTCGCTGGATCTCGTGGGCTGTTGCTTTTTCGTAAAGGAGCGCAACGGCCTCCGTGTGACAACGGGCCTGTGGCCGATTCCTGCCCATTGGGTTGCCGAGACGCCGACTCCCGCAAAGCCGACGTTCCGTCTCTCGCATGGGAAGCTTCAGGCGACTATCCCGCAATCCGAGGTGCTCTGGATCAACGATCCGGCGCCAGAGAATCCCTATCGGCGGGGGTCTGGCATCATGCAGGCGCTCGGGGACGAGATCGAGACCGACGAGTACAGCGCCAAGCATGCCAAGCAGCTCTTTTTCAATCGCGCGATGCCCGAGGTGGTCATCATGGATCCGGAGGCGAAGGAAGACGAAATCCGCGTCTATGAGCGGAAGTGGAACCAGCGCCTCCGCGGACTCTGGAGGGCCCTTCAGCCCTACTTCACGAATCGGGAGTTCAAGTTCTGGCAGCCCCAGCAGATGAACCTCGAGAACTTGACGCTTGTCCCGCTGCGGAAGTGGCAGCGTGATATCCAGCTTCAGGCCTACGGCATGCCTCCCGAGCAGATGGGGCTTCTCGAGAACAGCAACCGCGCGACGATCGACGCCAGCGACTTCGTCTATCAGGATCGCATCGTCCAGCCCCGGCGAGAGTTCCTGGCCGATGCCCTGACGATTGGCCTGGCCTCCGAGTTCGATAACCGGATCGAGGTTCGGTTTTTGTCCACGGTCCCGGGGGACAAAGCGCACGAGCTGGCCGTCATGGCGAAGTTCCCGTGGGCGTTCACGCGCGATCAGATCCTCGTGGCCAGCGGTCGGCCGGCGATCGGCGGGAAAGAGGGGCAGGAGCGATGCGTGCCGCTCAACAGCTACATCACGACCGATCCTCTTGACCAGGAGCAGCGGCCGAGCGGGGCGGGGGGCACGCAACGGGCGGGAGATGAGGACGCATCCGGCGCCGCGCAGCGGGCCGGCCAGGAAGAGAACGATGATGGCGAGTGAGGGGAGATATCGAATGCCGAAGACGAGCCTTGATTTTCACGTGAGCTTGTTCCGTCGCCCGAATGGGCAGCCTGTTTTCGTGGTCTCGCACAACGTGACGCATTTCGAGGGCGCATTGCCTGGGACTGTCATCACGACTTCTTCCGGAGGGGAGTTGCACGTATCGGAGACGCCGGCTGAGGTGGCGGAGATCCTGGGAGCCTCGGAAGAAACGGTTGAGGCGATTGACAAGCTCTCGTAGAGGAGGATGCCGGCATGAGCGGCTTCGAGGGGCCGGGGAGCATCTGATGGAATGCGTCGATTGTGGGGCCGAGATCAATCTTCCTATCATGTGCTCAACTGGGCCCTACGTTCCTATTCCGGGTCGAAGGGCTTCCATTCGCTGCTCAAGCTGCGAGCGGGCAAGGTTGGCTGATGAGAGCATGGCCAAGGTGCGCAAGTTCATGCAAGCGCGTGGATGGCTTCACACCGTCGAGGCGGTCGAGCAGCTGTCGCCGGATGACTCGCGCCACTGGGGTCCTGGGTTGCGATCATGAACGCCATCGCCATCATCCCGGCCCGCGGCGGCTCCCGTGGCGTCCCGCGGAAAAACCTCTGCGAGGTCGGCGGAAAGCCGCTGATGGTCTGGTCGATCCAGGCGGCGCTGGAGGCCGGCCTTGAGGTCGTGGTCTCGTCGGACGACGATGAAATCCTCGAAATGGCAGCACGCGATGACGTGCTCTTGAGGCGTCGTCCGTACGGTCTCGCAACCGATGGGGCCCTGACGGATCCGGTGCTGGTGGATGCCGTCAACGCCTTGGGCCGGCCTGAGCTCTCGCATGTAGTCCTGCTCCAGCCCACGGTCCCCGTCCGGTCGGTGGGCCTGGTGGCCCGGTGTCTCCAGGTGGCCGAGGAGACGGGCGCCGATTCGGTCTTCACGGCCTACCCGCTGCACTTCGTGTGGTGGAGAGCCGGGATGGATCCCGGCCGGACAGACCATCGGCCCGACACCTGGGAGACGCAGTGCCGGCGCCGGCCGCGCAGGCAGGACATGCACGCCCGGGAGCTGATGTATCACGAGGACGGGAGTGTCTACGTGACGCGCGTCCAGACGCTCCTGGAGACGGGCTCGAGGGTGGCCGGGCGGGTCGAGATCGTTGAGACGGAGCGGACGGTCGACGTGGACACTGAGGCGGATCTGATCGTGGCGGATGCGCTGCTGAGGGCGCGCGCGTGACCCGCATCCGCACGCCGCGCGACCTGGCCGAGGCCGAGGGCTCCGTGACGGTCTCCGAGTTGGCCCTGGTCGTGCGCTGCTCCGAGCGCTGGGTCAGGAAGCTCATCGCCTGCCGGGCGATCCGGTTCGGGCGTGTGGGGCGGAACTACCGGATCCCGGCCGAGGAGGCCCGGCGCGTCGCGCGCGAGGCCGGAATCCTGCCCGCATAGTCGGCACGGCCGGAACTGTCGGCACGGCCACGCCTAAACCCTTGCGCGTGAGGGACATAGGCTCCATCATCAGGGCATGGATGGTGCCTTGTCCGCCGAGGCGCAGGCCCCCGTCGAGGGGACCGTCCGCTACCGACAGTTTGAGACCACCGTCAAGGCCGAGGGTGCGGATCGCGAGCTGGCCTTCACCGTCAGCACCGGCGCCGTAGATCGGCACCGGGACACGATCCGTCCCGAGGGCTGGGACCTCGACAACTTCCGCAAGGCCGGGTCTGTGCTGTGGGCCCATGATTCGTCTGGGCTCCCGATTGCCAGGCCGACCTATGCGGCCGTCATCGGCGGCGCGTTGAAGGCGCGCGCGGTTTTCGCGACCCGCGAGCTCTACGCCTTCGCGGACACCGTTTACGAAATGCTCCGTGGGGGTTTCCTGCGCGCCACGAGCGTCGGATTCTTGCCCAAGGAATGGTCGTATGACGAAGAGCGCGGCGGGTACAACATCCTGGCGCAGGAGCTCCTGGAGTGGTCCGTGGTCCCCGTCCCGGCCCTGCCAGATGCCTTGATCGAGGCCAAGCACTCCGGAGTGGACGTTGCCCCGATGCGCGAGTGGGCCGAGCGCACGCTGGATCAGGTCTCGGGCCCTGGCCTCTGGGTGCCGCGCGCCGCCGCCGAGCAGGTGTTCTCCCTCTCCGCGGGCGCGCCCGTTTCCGTCCTGTCGCCTGGCTCGCCCCGGGCGATCCTCTCAACCTCCACGTCTGAGGCGGGGGAGCAGGGCTCGGCCGGGTCTCATGCGCCCGTGTCGCCCGGTTCGAGTCCGGGCCCCGCAGCCGCCAAGGTGTTGAGTTCCGCGAATCAGTCGCGAGTGGAATCGGCGCGGGACGCCGCGCGCTCGATAGCGGACGGGCTCGAGGAGGTTTTGACTTCGGCCGCGTCCGAGGAGTCCGAAAGCGAGGAGAAGCATGCGGTCTTGCGCCTTGCGCAGCCGCCCGCGGCTGGCCTTTCTGCGGGCGATGTGCGCGCTATTGTGGCGGAGACCGTGCAGACCGTCGTAAGGCAGGCGCTGGGGCGCCTTGACTGACTGAAGGAGAAGACCATGCCCGAAGACACGAAGCACGAGATGACCCGTGAGGAGCTCGTCAAGCTCATTCACGAGGAGTCCGCGAAGCAGGGCAAGCCGGCGCCTCAAGGTGACGATCTGGCCATCGTGCGGGACGCCACCGCCGAGGCAGTGGCCGCGGCGCTGAAGCCTCTGCTGGACAGCTCGAACTCGACCCTCAACGCGGTCAAGGATCTGGCGGAGGTGCAGAAGGAGCGCGAGGCAAAGCCGAAGCTCGGACTCGGCCGGAAGGTGCGCCTCTACGCCCTCGGCACGATGGACGAGAACGGAAAGGCCCTCGGCGGCCGGAGCCGCGCCAACGACATGGACTACCTGAAGTTCCAGGCTCGCCGGAACTGGGGCGAACTCGGAGCTGAGGCTATCAAGTTCGTCGACTACCAGCAGAAGGCGTCCGTTCACACGGTCCACGACTCCTCCGTTGCTGGCGACATCGTTCAGCCCGCCTACTCTCCAGAGTGGATCGAGCTGCTCCGGCCGGCGACTACGGTCCGCAGGATCGCTGCAACCGATCCAATGCCGCGCGGCGCTCTCTCCGTCCGGAAGCAGACGCAGGACGCCACCGCCTACTACCAGGGCGAATCCGACAAGATGACGCAGTCGAACATCGAGGTCGGGCGGGAGACCATGAGCTATAAGAAGCTCACGGCGCTCTGCGTGCTCAACAACGATCTGATCCGATTCGGCGGACCCGAAGCGGACGCGCGTGTTGAGGCCTCGATGGTGGCCGCCGCCGGCCAGCGCGAGGATCAGGCCTTCTTGATGGGCAATCCGCCGACGAACGCCGGCTCGCCGAAGGGGATCGTTTTCTGGGCGAACAGCGGGAGCCGCTTCCAGAACGCCGGCTCGGCCCTGACCAACTTCCAGAGCGACATCGGCATCGCGCTGGGCTACTTGTGGGACAACGACATCCCGGTCGACCCGACCAACACGTACATCATCATGAATCCGATTACCTGGCTCAAGATCCTGAGCCTCAGCATCGTCACGGGCGACCTCTCTTGGGCGGCCACGACCGCCGGCGGCCGGCTGACCTTCATGGGCTACCCGGCGCTGGTGACGTCTCAGCTCAGCAAGGGCAAGACCCATCCGCAGGCGGCCTTCGTCACAGCGCTCAGCCAGACCTACGGCGGCTCGATCATCGTGGCCTACGCGCCGGCTCTGCGGATCTACGACAGTTACGCGCTCACGACCACCGTCTATCCCGGAGGCGCCTATTACGACGCCGCCCTGAGCGCGGTGGCCTCGGGCATCTCCAACGACGAGACCGTCGTGACCGCGATCGCGGAGCACGACTTCTTCATGTCCCATGACCGTGCCGCCTCGGTCATCATGAACTACAACCTGTAGAGCGCGGGAAAGCGAAAGGAGAACTGAGATGGCATCCCCTAGCCTCCTGGGCGACCTGGGAGCCCAGATCATCGGTCTCGGGCCCGCGTCGACGTCGACCGCGCCGTTCATTCTGGCGACCGGCGGCAGCGATACGGGCAGCGTGAGCAACACCGGGACGCGAGCGCTTGATCTCGCGAAACCCCTGCACTACTCGAGCACCGGCGGCAAGCCCCTCGACACCACGGTCAATCCCGAGGTGCTCCTTGGCTCGATCGGTTCTCGGTTGCATTCGATCGGCATTGACATCCCGATCGAGTTCACCTGGCACAGCTCGGGCAAGAGCATCCACGTGGTTGTGACCCACAAGCAACGGTCGGCAACGTCTGGCGCCGGGTCCACCTGGGACACGGTGGCCACCGAGACCTTCCGCTTCAAGGGCGGGACCTCGACGGACGTTGTCACGTTCCCGAGCGTTGTTTCCACGATCCCGACGCAGGCGATCGAGCGCTACTACACCGCGGACGTCAAGGTCTGGTTCTGGCTGGCGTCCTCGACGGCCGGGAAGGACAGCTCGACCGACAAGAACGTGATCGTGATGTGCCCGACCTACCTCGGACTGGCCAAGTCGCAGCCCGGCCAGCTGAACAAGGTCTAGCCCGGAGCGTCGCGGCATGAGCGCGAGCGCTACGGGCACGGCGGGGGCGGACGCAATCCGCCCCCGCAAGATCGGCATTCTGGGCTTTGGCCCAACCCTCAACGAGGCGCCGTTCGCCGACCCCTCATGGGAGCTGTGGGGCATGAACGGACTCCACCGGATTCTCCCGAAGGGCGTTCGGGAGGACCGCTTCTCCCTCTGGTTCGAACTTCACACGCAGGCCTTCCTGGAATGGCACGGCCCCGCATCCAACATCGGCCGCCAGCAACTCGACTGGCTCGAGAAGCCGCATCCGTTCCCGATCTTGCACCACGAGCAGCGGGCAGACTGGCCGATGTCGGAGCGGTTCGACATCGATCGGTGCATCGCGGTTGGGCGGGACTACTTCACCTCCTCGGTTGCCTACGAGATCGCGTGGGCCCTGGTCGAGGTCCGTCGGGCCATGCAAGGCGACGAGGCCGACGCTCGGCCGCTGGTCGAGGAGGTCGGCGTCTGGGGGATCGATCTAGTGCACGGGACCGAGTGGGAGGATCAGCGGCCGTGCGCGGAGTATTGGCTCGGTCTGCTCGAGGGCCACGGCATCAAGGTACACATCCCCGAGGGCTCGGCCCTCTTCAAAACGCCCTTCCGCTACGGCTATGACGAGGTCAACCCGCTCTACCTGGAGGTCATGGGAATCCTCGACAAACTCGACGAGAACGTGACCAAGGGGATCGCGGATTGCCAGAAGCGAATCGACGCCGACACGCGGCGGATGCACTCCAACGATGGCGCGCACCAGGCCGCAAACGAAATCCGCGAGGCGCTCAAGAAGCACCTGCGGGGAGCGAGGTTGATATGATGACCCCGAACACGACGGCCATCTGGGGATACGCGACGCGCGCCATCGGCGGCCCCTTCGGAGTTCCGAGGGGGACAGTCGAGCGGTTCTCTGTCGCACGTGGATCCGAGCTGCTGATGGATGGGGCGATCGAACGGTTCGACCCCCCGAACGAGCGTCACCAGAAGGCCCCGGGCGCCGAGTGCATTCCCGAGGATCTGCGGAAGCCGAAGGGGAGCCGCCGCGAGAAGTAGATGCCCGTCTCTGTTTCGACGATCGCTCAGGACCGCCTGCTGACGAGCATTGCGCACGTCAAGCGGGAGCTCGGGTTGACCGGGTCGACCTATGATGTGATCCTGGCCGGCCTGGTGGAGCATGCGAGCTCGGCGATCGAGAGCTATTGCAACCGGATCTTTGCGCGTCAGGTCTATTCGGAGACCCTTCCAGGATTCGGCGGGGTAGAGCTTCAGCTTGGTCGCGCGCCGCTGATTGCGGTCTCATCGGTGCTTGAGGATGGAACGGCCATCACGGACTACTCACTCGGCGATCGAGATGAGAGCTACCTCTACCGGGAGGCCGGCTTCGGCTGGACGGCGCAGGCTATGGTGGGGCTTTCCGGTCGGCAGCGGTGGCCCATGTTCGCCACGCCGGCGCCGGACCGAATGCAGCCGGACTACACGGTCGCATACACGGCAGGCTACCTCCTGCCTGGCCAGTGGACAGAGGGGCAGACCACCATCTCGGCCTCGGATGTGGACAACAGCTTCAACGATTCCGCGTCCGGCTTCCCGTCGCTCTGCAAGGCGGGCGATGTGATTGAGGTCGCCGGCTTCACGGCCGGGGGCGATAACGGGCGGTTTCTCGTGACGGGAACGCCGACGGCCGCCAAGATCATCGTTGACGCGACGCTGACGACCGAGGCGGCCTCGAACTCGGTCACGATCAAGCATCTGGGACACTCTGACGTGCGTCCGTTCCTGGACGTCGAGAAAGCGGCCATTGAGACCGTCAAGGCCTGGCACTTCGTGCGAGAAGTGGATGCCTCGATCGTAGAGAAGCGGGCGGGCTCCCTCCATGTCCGCTACTCCGAGCAGGACGAGATCAAGGGGCTGGGGATCCCGCCGCTGGCGGCGGGCCTCCTCCGGCCGTGGGTGCGGTGATGTTCGACGGTAGCTGCCTCTCGCTGATGACGGATGAGGTGACGATCGAACCGTTCGCCGCGGAGACCTCGGCCCGCGTTCGGACCTACGGGGCGGCCGTGACGTATCGGGCGGCAATCGTCCAAGAGACGGAGCGTTTGCTGAAGACGAGCGGTGATCGCGCGGTGGAGGTCGTGTCGAAAACGCAGGTCATCATCCCGAATCGAGTGGCTGTCGACGAGCGAGACCGCATCACTCTACCGTCCGGATTCTCTCCGCAGGCCCCGCAGATCCAGGGCGTGCGGCAGGTTGGCGGTGGTGGTCTTGGACTTGACCATACGGTGGTGTTGCTGTGAGTGTTGGGGTGCGGATTCAGGTCGAGGGTCTCCAGGATGTGCTGCGTGACCTCAACAGCATGCCGGATGATGCTTGCCGGGCCGTGCGACATCGCATGAAGGCGATTACCGATCCCGTCGTCCGGAAGGCCATTCCGCTGACGCCGCAGGATCCGGAGACAGATTGGGCCGGACTGGTGGGGAGCATCCGGAGCATTCGGCCGCAGGTGAACAAGCGGAAGCTGACCGTTACGGGCGGTGTGGTGGCGGGCGGGAAGATGCTCGAGCCCTTTCTGGGGCGCCGCACCTACAACGTGTGGGCGATCGTCCAGCACGAGGATCTGTCGCTGCGCCACACGAAAGGCGGAGGCAAGTTCGTTGAGCGGCCGTTCATGTCGGATCTCGACCGCATGCGCGACGAGATCGAGGATGCCCTGGAGGACGAAATGAGGAGCCATGGCGCGTAGCAGGCGACGCATCGAAGAGCCCGAGTCGGTTGAGTCTGTTGAGGCCGAATTCGCGCCTGTTGGCCCCGACCAGGGCCTGCCGGTCTTCGTGCGCTTTCTGAAGCGTGAGGCGCCATGGCCGAAGGGCGCGACTGATTGGCTGCCCGCGAACGTTGCCGCGAAGTTCGTTCGTCATGGCGTTGCTGAGTACGCGGAGACCTGATGATCGAGGCCGACATCATCGCCTATCTCGACCCGTCGATAGATGAGACGGTGGATGTGGACATCTTCGAGGGCCCGCTCCCGGAGGCCCCGGCGAACTGCGTTGCTGTCGACCACTACAATTCCCAACCGAGCGATGACTACGAGATGTCGCCCAGCTTGACGGCTCCTGGCTCGGAGCTCGAAGACTTCCAAATCGCTGTCCGGAATACCTCGCGCGCGACGGCGCGGACGAAGGCGAACGCGATCCATGTTCTCCTGGACAATCTCGGGCCCGTGACGCTCTCCGGCCGGGTCTATTCGCAGGTGACGAGCGATGGGCCGCCGTTCTGCCTTAAGCAAGACGAGGGCGGGCGCTGGCACTACGTCGCCAACTATCACGCGCGAAAGGCAAGGGGATGACCGAGCAGGGCGAGCGGAAGATCCTCGAGAAGCTCGGCCGAATCGAGCAGGTGCTGATCCAGGTCCGTAATGAGCTGGTCTCCCAGAATGACGGGCCTGACAAGTGCCCCTTCTGCGGTAGTGACTCGGTCGACAACACCTCGGTCATGGGCGAGCCTACACGGTGGACCTGCGGGGAGTGCGGGCGATCTTTCGAGCTGGAGGTGTCCTCATGAGTGCGCCGGTCATCGCAAAGGATTGTGCCGTCTATTACGGCGGCTACGACGTTACCCGCGCGCATCGCACGCTGGGCTTTGAGTGTGCTTGGGAAGAGCTAGACGATACCCGCTTCCCGGATCAGGCCAAGGCCAGCTATCCTGGCGTGCAGATGCCGAAGGCCTCCGGTGAGGGATTCTTCAGGGCTGGCTCGGGCGAGATCGACGCTATCAACGGGCTTCGCATGTCGGCGCCCGGGACGCCGTGGCCGTGGACGGTCTGCCCGGTTGGCGATTCGGACCTTGGCCTGGCCTACACCATGCAGGCGGCGCACATGTCCTACAACATCGGCGCCTCGCATGGCCAGTCTCTTCCGTTCAAGCTCGGGATGTCGCCCGCGCGTGTGACGGAGGACGCTCGGCTAGTGCGCGGCCAGATCCTTCTGCCGAAGGCAACACGCACCGACACCACGAACGGAAGCGCGATCCAGCTCGGAGCCCTGAGCGCCTCGCAGCGGATCATTGCCGTGCTGCACGTCTTCGCGGAGACTGGCGGTGGGACTTGGACGCTGACCATCGAGAGCGACGACAACTCCGACTTCAGCTCTGCCACCACGCGCATCACCTTCACCGGCGCGACCGGCGTCACGCGCGAATGCAAGCAGCTCGATGGCGCTGTGACTGACGACTATTGGCGGGCCGTCCTGACGAAATCCGGTGGCACGAATTGTGTCGCTTTTGCCATGGCCGGCATTCTGCCGATCTAGGAGGACCCAATGGCAGCACCTGTCGTCTTCAAAAACGGCTTTTTCGCGATGTCGACGTCGACCTCTACTGGCGACGCCGCAACCACGCATTTCGGGAACGTGATCGAGGTCCAGATGCCTCTCGGCTGGGAGGAGCTCGACGATTCCGTCATGGGCGACGAGGCCAAGGCCAGCTATCCTGGCGTGCAAACCGGCGACGCGATCACGGTCCGCTTCCGCCAGGACTTCACGACTGGCAGCGTTGACTCAAAGCTCTGGGCCATCGCGAGCAACCGTGCCGCGCGGAACTTCAAGGTTAGGCCGGTCAATGCGGCCGTGGCCGATGACAACCCGTCGTACATGTGGCGGGGCTACATCTTCTCGTATCCGCCGCTGTCCGGGTCGCACGGCGCGAAGCTCGAGACCACGATCAGCGTCAAGATCGCCAGCGGGAGCTACATCAACCGCGACACATCGACCTAGGCCGTTCGTCGAATGAAAGGAGACGCGAGCATGAGGCGCGTTCAACTCAACGGGAAGGAGTACGACCTTTCCTACAAGCTCTCTGACCGCGAGGTCATGGAACGCCGTTTCGAGGGCCGCGGGCTGTGGCGAGCTATGTTCGGGGATGGACGCCTGGAGGATCAGGTCGTGATCCTCTGGGCTGGACTTCGGCGCGGGGCGCCGAAGCTGACAGAACCCAAGGACGTGATGGATCTCCTCGAAGAGCACGTGGAGGCTGGCGGGGACTGGGACCATACCATCAAGAGCGCCTATGCGGCGGTTCTCGAGGCGCGTCTCTTCCCTGGCGACCTGTCCACCGCCGTGCGCAAGCTAGAGGTTGACGACGAGGAGGGAAAAGCCTAGACCCGCTCGCTACGGCCTGGCTGGCGGGGGCACGCCTGGGGCTTCCGCGGTCCGCGGTGCGGGAGCTGGATGGCCAGGAGCTACTGGAGCTGGTCGATGGCGACAGGTGGCGGCAGGAGCGAACGCGCGAGTTGGTGGCTGCGTGCCTTTCGATCCTGCCGAATTTGGTTTCCGTGGGCGTCGCGCACGGGATCGCCCTTGCGCATTCCGGGTCGCTCCCTGACGCTGCGGAGCTGCGGGATGTCGCCAACTTCCTACACGCTGTCGAGGCCACGAGGCTAGCGAATGGCGAAGGGTGAAGTCCGGTATCGGCTGGTCGCTGACGCCAAGGGTGTCAAGCAGGGCGTGCAGGCCGCCGGGCAAGAAGTCGAGCGGTTTGCCCGTTCGGCTTCGGCCTCCCTCGGACCGCTCGGCTCAGCATTGACGGCCTTGGGCCCTGCCGGTATCGCTGCCGGTGTCGCGCTGGCCGGAGTGACGGCAGGGGTGGTGGCGGCTGGGTATGCGGTCGAGAAGCTGGCCGAGGGGGCTGTGCATGCCGTCCAGAGCTTCGGGGAGTTCCAGACCTCGATGGGGCGCATTGAGACCCTGGTCGGAGTGAATCGTGACCTAGTGCAAAAGTGGGGCGGGGAGATCCTCGACCTTGCTCCCCAGCTCGGCTCGGCGCCAAAGGAGCTCTCGGATGCCCTCTTCGTCGTGACCTCCGCTGGCGAGCGTGGCGCGGAGGCTATGGACATCCTGACGCAGGCCGCAAAAGCCTCCAAGATCGGCATGGGTGAAACCAAGGACATCGCACGAGTCGCAACGGGAGCTATCCAGGCCTACGGAAAAGAGAACCTTAGCGCTTCTCGCGCGATTGACGTTCTCACGGCGACCGTCCGCGAGGGCAACCTCGATGCAGCCTCCCTGGCCTCGACAATGGGCCGAGTAGTTCCAGTGGCTGCCGAGATGGGAATCAGTATGGAGGAGGTTGGCGCCTTTATCGCGACCTATACACGCGTTGGCGTCAATGCCGAGGAAGCAACGACCGGACTCCGGAATGTCATGACCTCTCTACTGAAGCCGGCTGCTGATGCAGAGTACGTTATGGCAAATATGGGCCTTAGCTTCGAGAAGGTTAGGGCTCGAATAAAGGACGTTGGCCTACAGCAAGCGCTCGAAGAGCTCTTCGAAACTATCAAGAAAAAAGGCGGCGACGTTTCGTCCATCTTCCCCAATGTTCGCGGCCTCGTCGCCCTCCTTGGCACGGCCGGCTCACAGGCCGAGGTCTACAATCAGATGATGGCCGAGAGCTTCTCCAACGTTGAGGGGATTACGGACGAAGCCTTCTCGAAGGTGGCCGGGGATGTCGAGTTTGTTCGAGATCAGATGGCCTCGGCCATGGATTCGATGGAGAAGAGCATTGGCCAGGCCATCGCCACGACGCCAGCGTTCGGCGAGGCCATGGTAGGCGTGCGTGACGCCGTCCTCGACCTTTCGAAGTTCGTGCGCGAGAACAAGGACGTCATCGCCGAATGGTCGTCGAAGGGCCTCTATCTCGCCGTGGTCGGAATCGGCGGGACGGCCCGTGCGGTCGGGGAGCTGGTCAACGCGTTCAACACCTTGACGCTCCAGGTGCTTGATGCCTCACTCGCTGTTGTGAACCAGACGAATGTGATGGTCGGTGGGGCCCAGAAGCTTGCCGAGTTCGCGCAAGCACATCCCTTCATTGCCGAGAAGGCCTTCGGGATTCGCCCGGAGACGGCGGACGCTGCTGTTGCGGCCCTAGGAAAGATTCGCGGCGAAGTCGAAACCACCTACGACGAGCTGAGCGGGTTTAGGGAGCGCCTCAAGGGTGGAAACGAGAACCTACAGGAGACCTTCGAGGCTATCGATGACCGCCTGCTGAACGTTGCGGCGCATATGAAGCTGGCTAGCCAGCAGGCCGAAGAAACCGGCGCGGCCATGTCGGACGTCGGCACGAAGGGCCAGGAGGCGGGGGGGGGGCTGGCGTCCATGGGAACGCAGGCCGAAACTGCCGCGGGGTCACTGCAATCACTGGCTGGCGGTACCGGCGGCGGAGTTGTCGGAGCGATGGGCAAAGCCAAGGACAGCGCGAAGGAACTTGAAAATGCTTTGGCGAATCTCGAGGAGGGCCATATTGCCTTCTGGGATCAGGTCTATGAGAACATGGGGATCATTGACCGCGAGGTCAATAAGATCGCGAATGACATCGACCTCGGTATTGACGTCGACAAGCTCGCAATGCAGGAATTCGGCGGGATCAGTAAGCAGGTGCTTGATGACATGAGACGCCGCACTGAGGCTGCTGCTGAGGCGGCGGAAGAATACCGAAAGAAGTGGACCGGCATCGGCGCTGTATTCGGAGAAATGACAAGCCTCATTGGTTCGATGCGCGGTGCCATCACGGGCCTGGGTGGGGCCTTCTCCGAGTCTCAGGCGATCATGCTCGATGGATTGAGCGGTCTCACGGGTGCGGCCTCAGCCTTCACGAATGCTCTCACCCAGCCTCCGCCACTTGGCTGGATCGGCATCGCGCAGGCTGCCATCTCTGCGCTCGCCCCACTGAAGAACTTTCTCGGGGGGCTCGTCGATACGATCACGGGCATGCTCGGAGGCGAATGGGGCCACGGCAGCATGGGCGCCAAGGGGAGCGCGATCGGCACAGCCGGGGAGATCGGAAGCAGCGGGTACGGCGCTAATGGCCCTCCACCACCAGGCGCGGGCGCCGGTCCCCCGAAAGAGCGCCCTCCCGGATATCCTGCCAATCTGCCATGGCCGCCGAGCTATGCTGGGGGCACGGGCGGGCGTTTCGTCGACTTTGGGGCCGGGACATTGGCGACGCTCCATGGCCGCGAGCGTGTGATGACAGAGGGTGAGGCTTCCGGTGGTACTGGCGGGATGGCTTCGGCTCCGGCAACTCCCCAGGTCATTGATCTCACGGTGCCGCTGCACGTCGACAGCGATGTTCTCGGGCGCGTGAACGTACGGCTACTGCGCGACAACGCGGGGCAGTTCCGCGCGGAGCTCAAAGACCAGCTCGAGGGAGTTGTCTAGGTGGCCCGCTTCTCCTCTGCTCAGTATGCCGAGCTGGCGGTTCCCGGTGCCAAGTATCATGTCCTGATTGAGATCGATCTGCCAGACGATACGACTGCTAGGCTTGCGCCGACTACTCTAGGGCGCGGCGGGACCGGAACGTATTACGAGCGCATCGAATCCCTCAGCTCTTTCGCCCGCAGGATTGACTTTCGGCGATGCGCTCTCCAGAGTCCGACCGTGACCTGCAAGGTTCGCAACGCCGACCTGTGGTGGAGCATCAAGGAGGCGACGTTCGGGCCGGCGCTCTACAACTCCGCGGTGCGGATTCTGTGCGCATCCCCGGGGACATCAAGTTCCGATTGGCTGACGCACTACACCGGCCGGCTGGTGGGATGGGACTCGCTCGATACGGCAACTCTGAAGTTTCGTCCCCCGGATGCCAAACTGCGTGCGAAGATCCAACTGAAGCGCGTGGGAGACAACTTTCCGGATGCCCCTGAAGCGAACCTCCAGACCGAGGTGCCGCTGTGCTATGGCCGCATCAGCGATCGCGGCGCGGCGACGATGGAAGGGATGGTGACGGGGATCCAGGTCGATAGCGCCGGGGACAACTTCTTGCTGTGCTACGGCTGGTTGACGAACGTTCTGGATGTCTTTGTGAACGGCACGCGGCTCACGTCCGGGTGGACCGCTACGTACGGTTTCGCGGGCGGGCACCGTTACACGTGGATTGAGTTCGCAGTGGCGCGCCCCGGCGCGGCGATCACCGCGAACGTTGAGGGTTACGAATCGGTGGGCGATCGTAGCGGGACGTTCATCGCGCATACGCTGGACCAGGTTCGTCACGTCATGACGAATTGGGTTTTCGCCGAGTCGGCCGGCGGGCTGTGGGTCGACGATTCTTCTCTCCCGATCGACGGCGCGTCATGTGATGCGGCAATCGCCTCACTCGCGGGGCGCGCTGGGGGTGGGGACTACGCCGGGACGCAATACATCACGACAGGCCAGCGTGGGCAGGATCTCCTCGACCGGGCGTGCTTGTCCGTGTTGGTTCCGTCGGCCTGGACATCGGCTGGACAAGTCGGGTTCGTATATGACGATCTGCACACGGCGGACTACCCGACGTCCCTTGTTTTGAAGCATTACGATCTGCGCGAGAACGTTCAGCCGATTGTCGACGGCGCAGACGTTACTTCGTTTGTGCGTGCGGGCTGGGCGCCGGAGGCGACGGCGCAGGGTTCGGCGGAGTGTCAGAACCTAATCTATTCGGGCGGGGCATCCGAAGAGATCGATCTGCTTTGGGCGGGGGCGTCGGCGCGATGAATCCACTCTACACCGGCAACATGACGTACTGGGGACTCCCGAGCGCCCTTGTTGCCGAGCACGGTCAGGCTATAGTCGCTGGCCCTCCGGGGCTCTACCTTGCGGATCTGACCGATGGTGGCGCTAACGACTTCGAGCAGACGACCTCGGCCGACGCGCCGCAGATGTACCACAACGCGCAGAATCGCCGCCCCGCCCTCTCGTTCGATGGGAGTCGTCAGTACATGACCGGGGCGGGCTTTGGAACGCTCTTCGGCGCGAGCGCGAAGACTCTGGCAATCGCCTTCAATGTCCTGAGCGTGGGGGCCAATGGTGCAATCATCGGAGATGCGGGGAGCAAGTTCGGTGTCTACGTGCAGGCGGGTCCGAGCTTGGTCATCTATCATAACGATGGTGCCGCTGACACGATCACGTTCACGAGCGCAGATGGCTTCGGCCTAGAGGCGTGGCATGTCCTCGTCGTGACCCACAATGGCGTGACGCTCTGGGCGATGTTGGATACGTACGAAAGCCTAAAGCTAACGGCCAGTGGTGCTACGTCCGGCGGCGGGACGATGCGCCTCGGAGTGTCCGGCGCTGGCGACTTCCAGGAGTGCTTGATTGGCGAGCTTCAGGCGTTCAACGCGCCCTTCAATCCGAATGGCGCGGATAATTCCGCGCTTCATCAGATCCTTAGCTACTTTCAGTCCGAATGGCTTGATCGAGGCGATCCGCTTGCAATGGCTCAGGATGTGATGGCGCGGCGCATGGTCAACGGGATGCGCCCGCTATCAGAGTTGGAGATCCTGGCGTGAGCTTCAAGGGCCTACATCTCGAGCCTGGCGACGATGTAGCAATCTGCGATCGTCGCGTGCCTATGCCGGAGGGATTGACGACAGGCGACGATGTTGCGGAGGTTTGGCGTCGCGACTGGATCCGTGTTCGGAGCGTCGAATACGACCTGATGGGGGCCAAGGCGAAACTGCGGGGCCCTCGTGGTCGTGGGCGTGAATACAGTCTGATCTGGACCGCGCGGCCTTATTCTTCTGCGGATCCAGACACGCGGCAGGGAGACCTTCTCCTCACTCCGTCCGGCCCGCTCTTTGGGTTCGGCCGCGTCTCGCGTGCTCTCGGCCGACGATCGGTCGATGATGCCTACGACTGGCGCGCGCGCCACGAGCCAGCACTGGATGTGGACGGCATGCTGGTTGAAACGGGCGCTCCTGGGCAATGGGCAAACGCTTTTCTGCGTTCAACGTTCGATGCCGGCTTGATCGGTTGGACATCAACCGCGCCGGGCGCCGCAACGATTGCTGCTGAGTCGATCGTCACTCACCGCTACTTCTCAAGCGACGTCACCGGCTATCACATCCTTATGACTCAGGCCGACCCGGCCGTCGCGGACGTCTATCTGTCGCAGAACTTCGCGGCGATCGCGGCCTGGGTCGGAGTCGATATTGGTCCGCGCGTCTTCGGCGTGGCGGCTCGCTGCGAGACAGGGACCGAGGAGTTGTCACTCGTGGTGCGCCGATCGAGCGACAATTTCTACTATGACTGGGTCGCCGGCAACTGGCAGGCGGCACTTGATGCAGACTGCTATTGGTCCTTCACGCCATCCACGGGCGCGCCAAGTTATCACTGGACCACGGTTGACCTGGGGACGGTCGCGGCCGGCGAGACCTATACTCCGAGAATCGTGCAGAGGGCCGGGATCGCCGGTGGGGCACAGCACCAGGTCTTCTACGCCCAATTTGGCGGGGCCTACCAGATGTCGCCCGTCTATAACGGGGCTGCGTACGGCGAGGGTCGGCGCTGGGATAATCTGTGGATTCCCAACTACGTTGGAGCGCGATGCTTCCCGGCCGACCATCACACGTTGTCGATCTGGGTTAAGCCGTGGTGGAATCTGGATGACGACCTAGAGAGTCCGGGGATGGTGGCGCTGGGTCTCCAGCAGCATTTCGGCTTGTTCTGTTGTTGGCATGACTCGGACAACTACGTCGAATGCCACGTTGATCAGCCCGACGCGGAGCTGAAGTTCTTGTGGCGCGCGGGTGGAACAGACTACCCGATCACGGTCGCGCTGACGACCTTCGGTCGTGACCAATGGCAAAACGTGACCGTCCGCAAGACCGGCACGGCGGGTGAGCACGGACAGACAGCTCACACAGTGGATCTCTTTCTGGGTGGCGTTCTGGTCGGAAGCGTCGAGGCAGACGCCCTGGTAGAGGATGACCACTCCATCTTCATTCCTGGCGCCGGGCATGACTACGCGTTCGGCGCTGCGCCCTCTGTTTCTGGTTTTCCACTACCGCTGAATGGCTGGTTCTCGGATCTCATGATCGCCAACGATTGCAAGACGGACGAGGAGATCGCCATGATGGTGGCGACCACGAACCGATGAAAAGAAGCGACGCCGCCGAGGCGCGTATCCTGATGGTGAAGCGTGCCCGGCAACGCGAAAAGCTCGCCAGTGAGACCGATGGGAAGATCCTTCAGAGCGAGGCGAAGACTGGGGATCGTCTGGAGTGGCTCAAGCAGCAGGTCGCCAAGCTCGATTCGCGTGTGACGGCGCTCGAAAAGAAGCCGAAAAAGCCGGTGGTGGCCGAGGGGGGCGGAGATGGCTGATTGCCTGTTGCTTGGCGGCGAGTATGAGAACAACGCTCGCTACGGCACGCTGACGGCCAGCTCGACCGATAGCGACTTCCCACTCGCGAACCTGGTTGACCGGATCTCCGGCTCGCAGCATCGGTTCAGCGCCGCTGGCGCCGACGACTACCACAGCCTCGACCAGAACCAGTCGCTCAATGGGGGATTCGAAGAGACAACGTTCGACGAGGATTGGGATGACGCCGACGTCGGGGCCTCGAACACGTGCGTAGAGGAGGCCGTCATCGTCAACGGTGGCTCCAAGTCTTGCGAGATGCAGCTCGCTACGGCCGGAGCGGGCAACAAGGCAGCGCGGACCCAGGATAGGATCGTCCCGGCCGGACAGTACCGCAACGTGACGGTGGCCCTCTACGGAGACGCCACCATCTATGGCAAGGCGCGCATCACGGTCGTGGAGCTGGGCTGGACGCTCAAGAGCGACGGGACCTGGGACGAAACGGGGGCCGAGTTCTTCCACACGCAGCAGGCCGCCGCGTGGTCCTCGCCGGCCTCTCCGATTGAGTACCGGGTACCCACGGTTTCCGATGGACGGCGCATCAATTACACCCTGAGATACGAGGTCCTCACCGAGGATCCGAGCAGCACGGGCACCGCTTACGCTGATGACTTCTATGATTGGCCAAGCTGGGACTTCGTGGCCCTGATTGGGACACGTAACATCGGCGGGATGATCACGCTTCAGCTGCGCGAGAGCACAGATAACTTCAGCGGGAGCGACGTCCTGGTAGCGAGCCCGACGATCTACGCCCCTACTTGCTACCACCACGAATCGTCGCGCGTGACGTCGCGCTACATGCGAGTGAAGTACGTCGGGACGAACTACGAGCCGATACGGATCGGCGAGCTGATCGTCGGTCAGGCTCTCGCCCTATCCAAGAAGTTCCGGCAGCCCCTCGACGTGACGCACGACTGGCTTCAGGTGGAAGCCGACGGTCCGTGGCGCGCGGTCTTGGCAGATGAGCCGACACGGACTTTCGAGGCCGATATCTCGTGGATGACAACAGCGCAGTGGGAGCAGTGGCGCGATGAGGTGTTGCTGGTGACGCAGCATGGCCGATGGCCGGTCTTGCTGGTGGTCCTCGATGATGAGGGCGACGGTGCGTGTTACGGGATGCTTGATGCCGCAAGTCTCAAGACGACGCGTTTCAATCAGACACAACGTCGCGGGAGTGTGCGTGTGCGGGAGCTCCCGTTCGCGAGCTGGCTAGCCGACTAGCGACTAGCCTGGTAGATGTTGTTGATGACCATCACGCTGATCCCGGCCAGGATCCCGCGCACGATGAACCGCCCGCTCTTGCCCTTCCCATGATGCGCCAGCAGGTGCCCCGTGCCGAGGATGGCGGCGCTTCCCAGGGCGCGGGAGACTATCACCTCGGTGCAGGAGGGGCGGGGGCCGGTGGCCAGGTGCCACAGGCCGGCCTCGCGTCCATCCGGGTTGCGCAGGACCACACAGGTCGTGGCGGCGTCTGCGGATAGGATCACGAGGGTGGCGATGGTGTCTCCCTTGCCGGGCCCGCGGTGATCAGAGGCCACGTGGTAGACCTCCTCTGGGGGCCCGACGCGCTCGACGGCGCGCTCGATCGCTTCGTCTAGCGTGACCGTGTGCACGGGCTGGGCCGCTACCGGCCCCCCGGCGAGCATCCCGACGACTAGCAGTGGCAGCATGATCTCCTCCTCCTTGTGGGTGGCGAAGGGGCCAGCGGGCACCCGGCCCGACCGGTCGAGGGATGCAGCGTCAGTCGGCCGCGACTCCCCGATGCTGCCCAGGTCGCGCGCCCGCCCGCCTCGCCCTGCCTGTGTCTTCCGGTTTGTATCGCTGGTCCCCATCGCACCTATCTATTATGCAGGCTGCGTGCCAGGAGTGGGTGCCAGTAAGTGCTTGATAGCGCTAGGTCGGTGCACGGGCCGCCCGCTCGGGAATGGAGTCTGGCCTCCAGCGAATAGAGCGACAGCTCCAATTCTTGCCCTTTAGAATCAACAACTTACGGCCATCTGCCCTTTTCTGGAGCTATAGCGCTATTTCTGCAAGTGTTACTTGAGCTGGCAGTCCGTAAGTGCACATCTGGGCGCCCCCATCGCGTGACGTGCCCTGGCATGCGCCATGCATAGTAGAGGGACATGAAGAGGATGGCACAGGACGACGAGGCCAAGCGGCTGGCGGCGGCGCTGGCGGGCTGGGGCGCGGACCTGGCCCCTGAGACCTGCACCCGCTGCGGCGCCGAGGGCCACAGCCATACGCACTGCTCGGATGGGCGGGTCCTGTGCCCCGCCTGCCGGCCCTCGACAGCGCAGTATGCGGCCGAGCAGTGCGCAGAGGTAGACGCTGGGGACCGCCGTGAGGCGGCGGAAGACGCGGGCGAGGAGCCCGAGGAGGAGTGACATGCACGCGGTGGTGGATGGTACGGGACGAGTGGTAGAGCTGATTGAGCGGCCAGAGGAAGCACCCGGATGTGGCTGGAGCCGCGAGCTGGTAGAGCTGATTGAGCCGGTCGCCGTAGGAGACGTGATCGCCTACGGCGCCGATGGCGTGCAGATCCCGCACGCCGAGTAGCTGACCCGGCCCCTAGCCCACGGACGCCGTGGGCCTGGGAGCGGGCCAGATCCCGCCGGGGAGGAAACCGTGAGAACCGCGAGCGTCAAGGGGAAGAGGGTCAGGGCGCTGATTCAGCACAGGGATTCTGACGCTCACGTCCGGCCGTGCGTCGAGCTGGACGCGATCGTGTTCGAGGATGGTTCGGAGATTCGGTTCTGCGTCCACGAGGGAGACGTGGAGTACCACGTGCAGGGCATCTACGTGCCGGCGCCTTGGCGCTCTTGTGAGTGATCCAGCGCGGCCCCTAGCCTGGGGGGCCTGGGAGCGGGCCAGACCCGCGAGGAGGAGGACGAGATGGACGCCGAGACCCTAGACCTGCTGCGCGTGATGCACACGGTCGAGCACCGGTGCTCCTGGTGCGGCGCCTCGCTAGGGGCTGAGGTCTGGAGCTGGGATGCCGCCACCTACGACAAGGAGATCGCCGAGCGCCGGGCCGAGGGGCGCCCCGAGCGGATCGTGACGCACGGGCTGTGCGCGGCCTGCGCGCGGGCGGAGGCTCGGCGGGGGAGGTCGTGATGCGATGCGCGGGTCGTCAATGGGGACTTGCGCAATTTCTCAAACTGATTGATATGCTTGACAAAGCAGGCACGATGCCCGATGCGATTCTCTCTTGACAGGCCATCGTCCGAGGCATATATTCCGCGCATGGGACACGAGCACGGAGGACGAGGATACCTGAGGGACCTGAGGATCTTGAGAGGGCTGACGCGCGAGGAGCTGGCCGTCATGGCAACGGAGGTCTCTGAGGGACGGGTGCGGCTTTCATATCACACAGTCGCTCGGCTGGAGGCCCGGCCTGACGTGGCCAACCCAACCTGGAACACGCTCGAGGCTCTCGCCGCGGCCCTGGGGGTTCCGGTGTCGGCGATCTGGCCTCCTGAGCCATCTGGGGGCGCCGATAGCCCGGAGGCGGCCTAATGGACGCCCTGCTGGCGCTCGCCGTCGGACTCTGGGCCGGCGCGGTCCTGGTGCTGCTGTGGCGGATCGAGGGCCACCTGCACAGGCTGGCTGCGCGGCCAGACATCCGGATCGAGGCGGCGGGCCGAGAGACGACGAACGCCCTCCTGGCTGCGATCAGCAGTGCTGTGAGGCCGCCCATGCCGCCCGACGCCCCACCGGAGGCCTGAGCGATGACGCTGACTGAGCGGTACGAGCGGCTGGTGAAGCTGGTGGAAGATGAAAAGCGGATCTGCGAGGGGGCGACGCCTGGGCCGTGGGAGGCTGACTCGGCGGAGCCGTGGGACATCGTTGTCTGGGGCCCTGGGGAGAAGGGACCACTGGTTTTCAACGTCGGCGCAAACCCAGCGCCCGTCAGAATCGGAGAACCGGCCTGCGAGAACGAACTGGCCGACGCTCACTTCATCGCCGTCGCCCGCACGCTCACGCCGCAGCTCCTCGCCCTCGCGGAGAGCAGGCTGGCGGAGGCGAAAGACGAAATTCGGCACATCGGGCTAGAGTGGGAGGGGGCGGCGGGGCACGCCCACGCCATCCTCACCGAGCTTGAGCGCTGCCTGCTGCCGGCCTGAACGATGGCACTCAGAAAGAAAGACCTGGAATTTCCGTTCCTCGTCATTCGCCACGCGCGAGTTGGTGGCGGCGTAATCTCGCGTCACGTCCACTACTCACGGGCGGAAAGGTCCCGTGATCTGGCGAGGCGGCGCGGAGTCCCGTGTGACGTCTGGGACACTCGATGCGGTGCGCCCCCGCAGTCTGGGAGCGTCGCGTCGCGGAAGTATCCCGATGAGCCGTGTGCCTGATGCCTGTGATCGGAGGTGCGTGATGATGAGGAATATCCCGATCTGGTGTCTGCGTGATCCTGATACCTGGCGGTATTGGTGGTCGCGCGGTCCCGATGTCTTCGTGTCGCCGCCGTGGCGCCTGCGGCTACGGAGGGGGTGGTAGCAATGGCTGCTCATCATCATTCCGACGAGGTCAGGCAGCGCATCCAGCGCGCCCGAGAGCACTACCAGACGCGCGCCGAGCGCCGGCCACAGCAGCGATGGGATCCGGTCGCGCGTCGGTGGGAGAAGGTGCGCTAATGGCCGACCGGGTGTCGTGCGTGCACTGCAGTCGTACCATCCGGCTCCGGGCCAGCGATGGCCGGAGGCCCTGGCATCGAGACAGGAGCAAGCTCCGCAAGTGGTGCCCAGGGAGCCCTCGCTACAAGGCGCGCCAGGTCGCGCGCCCGGTCGTCCTCGCGAGCGAGCTGGACGAGATCGCAGGGGAGTGAGACCGCCTATGACCTCGTATCGCGATGATCTCGCGGCCCTCTACGCCCGGGCGCCGCGGGCCAAGCGCCTGGCGGACGATCTGCTGGAGCTATCGGAGCGGGCGCGGGCGGCCGGTGACGTGGTCCAGGCGGAGTCCGTGTTCTGGCAGGCCGACCACTTGGGGACTCAGGCTGAGCGCGGGCAGGAGATCGCGCCGGACGTGGAGGCGGAGGTGAGGGCCCGCTACGGGCTCGAGGAGCGAGCATGAGCGAGGAGCTGTCGGTGATTGGAGGGCGCGGGATCGCGCGGGATGAGCAGGGGGGCCTGCTGGCGCTGGCGTCCATGACGGAGGGGGACTTCGAGGAGCGCCTCGCAACGCTGAAGCGCGGCCGTGACCGGATGGCCCGGATCAAGCGCGAGCTCATGAGGCCCGATGTCCACTATGGGACGATTCCCGGGACGGAACGGGCGACGCTGCTCAAGCCCGGATCCGAGGTCCTCTGCGACATCTACGGCTTCCGGCCCGACTTTGCTCCCACCTACGAGTACGGCGATGGCGAAACCTCTCCAGCGATTCGCATCGAGGTCAGGAGCATGCTGCATCGTGGGGACCTGTCCGGGCCGATCGTCGCGGTGGGCTACGGCTCAGCCAACTCTTGGGAGCGCAAGCACCGCTACCGGAGCAGCGAGCGGGCCTGCCCTTCCTGCGGTGCCGCTGGCAGCATCCGGCGGTCCGGCTACCAGAACAAGGGCGGTCCACACAAGGGCGAGAAGGGCTGGTGGTGCAAGGACTGCCGGACGAACTGGGACGATCCGCGCGAGCCTGCGATCGTTGAGCAGCAGGTTGGCCGGGTGGCCAACCCAGACCAGCACGACCTCGAGAACACTCTCCTCAAGATGGCCGTGAAGCGGGCGCAGATCGATGCAACGTTGCGCGGCACGGCGTCCTCCGACCTTTTCACGCAGGACCTGGAGGACGCGCCGCACGAGGTCCCGGGCTCTCCGGATGACGTCGCTCCGGCCGACCCGGCCCCCGAGGCCCCACGCCCGGCGCCCCGGCGCAAGCGGGGACGCCCGGCGCCCCGGCGCAAGCGGGGCCCAGAGGGCGAGCAGCTCCGCGGGCCCGAGGGCGGACGCGATGAGCTGATGGCCGAGATCATGGAACGCGTTGGCGCGGACATCGATGAGGCGCGCGAGTTCCTCCGGCGTGCCACTGGCAGAACGACGGCGAAGGGCGTTTGGACGCCGGAGGAGCTGGCTGCGGGCTGGGCCTACCTACGGACAGACGCTGCGCGCCAGCCGGGAGAGGATGGATAGCCATGGCCGACCCACAGGCCGCCCTCTTGCTGCTCGAGCCGGATCAGGCCAAGGCGTACCGGCAGCTCGCCGTGCGCGTCCAGGAGGTCACGGCGAGCTTGCCAGATCACGCCCTGGCCAACCAGGCCGAAGCGGACGCTCTCAACGGCGCCCTAATCCGCGCCAAAGAAGCCCTAGCCACAATCGAGCGGGCCAGGAAGAGCGCGACGAAGGATCTCCGCGACCAGGTCCGCCAGATCGATGACCTCTACCGGCCGCTGACGGACGCCCTGAAGGGGCTAAAGGCGGCGGCGGATCCGCTGCTCCTGGCCTGGATTCGGGCGGAGCGGGAGCGCGTGGAGGCCGAGCGCCGCGAGGCGGAGCGGCTGGCCAGGGAGGCCGAGGAGCGTGAGATCCAGGCGCGGCTGGCGGCCGAGGAGACCGAGTCGCCGAAGGTACGCGCGGTGGCCGAGCGCCAGGTGGCCGAAGCCCAGCAGCAGGCGGCCTTCGCCCTGTCGCATGCTCCGGCCCCGGTCAAGGGCGTCGCTGGAGCCGTGGGCGGCCACTCCGTCACGCGGACCTGGAAAGCGATCGTTAGCGAGCCGGCGAAGCTGCCGCGCGAGTTCCTGATGCCGGATCAGGCCGCGATTGACGAGGCGCTCGCCATCGCGGTCCGGAAGATGCGGGCCGCTGGGCGGGGGGCGCCGGACTTGGACATCCCGGGCGTGACGCTCGAGGAGGTGGAGGGGCTTCGGAGGGGGCGAGGGCGGTAGGATGCGCTTCTCCGCCCAGATCACGCCGCTCGGCCGGCTCGTGCTCGATGACGAGCCGCGATGGCGGGCCGCCCTTCTGCGCTGGGCAGGGCTCCGGGTCTCCGTGGACCTTGCCAAGCCGAAGCGATCCGACCGCGCCAACCGCTACTACTTCGGCCGCGTCGTGACGACGTTCCAGGGCATCTGGAGCAAGGGCCGGGTCGCGATCGGCCTGCCGCCGTACACCAAGGAGGAGGCGCACTCCGTGATTGTCCAGGTGTGCCTCGGCTCGGTTCCTGGGCCAGTCGCCGGCACGGTGCTGCCGAAGCCGACGCGGGACATGCCGAGCGACGTGTTCGCGGATCTGACCAACAAGGCGCGGAAGCTCGCCTGGGACGAGTACCAGATCCACATCCCAGAAGCCAACGAGCCGGAGGAGGGCCTCTGACATGAGAACGCGTGAGAAGCGTCAATACCCTCCCCTGCCGCCTGAGTGTGCCGAGGCCGAGCGTAGGGCCGAGCTTGTGCTGTCGTGCGCGTTTCGTGGCATCCACCACGTGGATGAGTGGAGGCGCCGCTATGCCTTCGGCTCAGGAGTGGCGATCAACATCTACTGCCACGGGCTGGCTACGTACGACTTCGACGAGCTGACGAGGCTGGTAGTAGCCGCGCACGATCACTGTGTGCGGCTCGAGATCTCCGCGATCAGCCCGACCCACGTTCGGTTGGCCTTCCACTGCCGAGAGCGCGACGCTGAGGCCGTATGGGACAGGCACCCAACCATCGAGACACAGATCGCGGCCATTCGTGCGGGTCGAGAGCAGGCGGCAATGCGATGAGAGCGTTGCATGAGTCGTCCCGCGCGGCAATGGGGCCGCGCCGGAATCGAGAGCGGAGGGTCTATCGGGGAGCTTCATCTGGGGTGGGAAAGATCATTCGTCACCCGGCCGGGGGGCTGTCCCCGGTCGGGCCCTATCGAGCAGCGCAGGGGCGCGGCGTGGAACGGCCCATGAGTACCAGCGGGGAACAGTCCGCGCGAAGAGTGGGCAACGGACAAATGGACACGCATGGGTAAACCCGAAAGGAATACAGGAACGGCCGACGTCTCCTGGGAGGAAGGATGGGTCGAATCGACCGTTGGAAGTCCATCGCCCAATCCGTAGAACCCGGAGCCGGTATCAAGCCCGGCCGTCCCTGCGCTGCTCGATGGGGGACTCTGAGAAGGGCGTGGCTAAGCAGCATCGCCAGCGGGACGCTCCGCCAGCCCAGTATCGTCGTACGACGTCGTACCGAGCCGGGAGCGCTCCACGGCTCGGACCTATCGAGCAGCGCAGGGATGCGGCGCATACGGGCAACCGTCACTGCGCGCTTCCATTACCAGCGGTGGCCCGGGCCGAGGACGGCCGTCCTTTCCCGGGTTGGAATTGCTCCTGCGGGCTTGCGCACATGGGACCGCGAGAATACGCAAGCCTATAGGGCGTCTGGCTTCGGCCGGCCGTCCCTGCGCTGCTCGATGGGGAGGGGGTGTGGATTGACACACGCTGTGAGCCGAAGGCCAAGGCGATCAGTGCGAAGGCACTTCCCGTCTAGGCGACGCTGCCGAATCCGTATTGAGCCGGGAGCGCTCCCCGGCTCGGCCCATGAGGCAGCGCTGAGGTGCGGTGATGGCCACGGCAATGGTCCTCTCACTGGTTGTCCCCCGACGCCACCGCTGGAGAGAGCACGCGGTATGACCGCAATGGTCGACGCAGCGCACCCGCGCTCCCGTGTTATCTGGCGGCCATCTCAGCGTTGCCTCATGGGCGCGTCAGGCGCTTGGCGTGTCCGACGTGCGATTGCCGTGGCCGAGACGGAGCGCCCCGTGCTCGGCCCTTTCAACTGGCCAGGAGGAAACGAATGAGCGTGGGTCGCGTCCTTGACGTGCTCCTCGGCATCGTGAGCTGGTGCGGGGTGACGGCGCTCCTGCTCATCGTGGTCCGCATGGTCCGTCACCCGGAGGGCCCAGACCTGCTCACTGGCATTCTGATCTCCTCGGCGCTCGCCGTTGGCTTCGGGCTCTTCGCGATGTGCCTCTGCGCGCTGGCCTGGTGCGCGTGGCGCCGGGAGATTCTGTGGGCCTGGTGGGCGGCCCGGGCGTGGGTGGCATTCGTGCTGTTGCCGCTAGTGCTTCCGCGCGTCCGGCGGAGGAGGCGAGCATGATGCGCCTACGCGCCCGCTGGCGAGCCTGGCGCCTCCGCCGGCGCCCCGTGGTGGTCCACCTAGCGCTGGATCCGCCCAGCCCCCAGGATCTCAGGGAGGCGGAGCGGATGCGGGCCACGGTGCGGAGGATCTGCCGGCCCAGCGGGGCTGGAGGCGTGCGGCCGGGGGACTGGCCGTGCGGGGAGGTGTGGGAGCGGCTGTATGGGAGGCAGGCATGAGTAATTCGGTGCAGGTGCATCTGTGCATTCTGTGGGAGGACGAGATCAAAGTCGCTGCCCGCCTGTTGAAGGACGTCCACGACTACAAGCACACGGACGGGGAGACCAGTGATCAGGCATTTGGTGATCTTGTCACATCTGCTCTGAATGCCTGCATGACCGCCCTTTGGTCGGCAGAGGACGAGACCCGGCCGTTGCTCCTATCCTCTGCGAGTCATCTCGTTGGCGTTCGCTACCGGCGGAGGAATCGAAAGTGACCGACGCAGCAGACGCGGCCGAGCTGGAGGTGTCGGCCCAGGAGCAGCGCGCCGTGCGCCGCCCGAGCGGGCGCGCGCCGTGCACATGCCAGGTTATAGAGTGCGCCGGTAAGTATGTGACTGAGTGCGAGATAGCCGATGCGCGCGGTATCGAGCGGCCGGCGGGGTGCACGAGGAGGGGGCTTGACGGGATGCCGCGCGCGGCCGATAATGGAACTGGTGCCGGTTGCGGGTAGCTCCCGCCGCCAGTCGCCAGACCGGATGTCCTGTTTCCCTTTTCCGGGAGACCGGCACCGATCAAGAGAAAAGGGAACAATGCCTGCCTATCCGACCACCACCGACCCGTTGGTAGTCTCATGAGCGACAAGCTCGCAATCCTCTCCGAGGTTGAGAGGAGGCTTGCCTCGATTGACCGAGTGGACGAGGCGAAGGCCATCAGGGACCAGGCCGAAGCCATTCGCATCTACGCCAAGAGCGCCAAGAAGGGCCTTGGGATTCAGAACAGAGCTGCGGCCATCAAGATCCTTGCCGAGCGCCGGGCCGGGGAGCTCCTCGCGAAGGTGGAGCGAGTGCAGGGCAACCGCGACGGGCGCAAGGGACTTCGTTCCACGCTGGAACGAAGTGATATCGGTCTCGCCCAGGCTCACCGCTGGCAGCGCATCGCGACCGTGCCCGAGGCACAGATCCGCAAGCTCGAAGCCGAGTGCAATGAGGCCAAGCGTGAGCTGACGAGCGTAGCGATTATCAAGACCGCGCGCGATGCCCAGCGGCAAGCCGACGTCGAGGCCAAGTGTGGGCGCGGACCGAAGGCTGAGGAGGAAACCTGCCGCGTCGAAGACCTTGCCGTATTGAGCGCACGCGGTCGTAGATTCGGGGTCATCTATGCCGATCCGCCGTGGGCCTATGGGAATCAGGGCACGCGGGGGGCCACGAGCGACCACTATCATACGATGACGACCGACGACATTGCGGCTCTTCCTGTCGCAGGCCTCGCGGCCGATGATGCATTGTTGCATCTCTGGACGACGAACGCTTTCCTCTTCGAGTCGAAGGCGGTGATCGAGTCCTGGGGTTTCAAGTACAAGAGCTGCTTCGTATGGGTGAAGCCCCAAATGGGAATGGGAAACTACTGGCGCGTGTCCCATGAGTTCCTACTCCTTGGAGTTCGTGGCCGTCCAGCCTTCGGGAGCAGAGCGACAATGAGTTGGCTAGAGCTTCCGAGGGACGAGCACAGCGCGAAACCTGAACGCGTGCGAGCGCTTGTCGAGTTGGTTAGTCCTCGCCCGCGCCTGGAATTGTTCGGACGCAAGGTTTGCGAAGGCTGGACCGTTTGGGGAAACGAAATTCGGAGAAACGTGTTTCTCGAGGAGAGTGAGGTTTGACTTTCGCAGAGCAGGCGAGGGTTGGGGACCTGGGCGTGGAGTTGGTGCGCCGATGGATTGTCTCTGAGGGCTTTTGTCTTGAGGGACGTCATGTCGTGGTCGAGAAGGGAACGCATGCCAGGGAGATACAACAGAGGCTCGGAGACCTCATTATTCAGAGCGCGAAGGACAGGGCTTTGGTTTCGATAGAGGTGAAGGCCGAGCTGCAAAGCACGGGAAATCTTTTTATAGAGACTTGGAGCAACTCCACCCCGGGCCCTCGTCAGCGCGTTGGGTGGCTGCATAGGCTGGAGTGCGATGCCTTGATCTACACCTTTCTCGATAGTGGCCAGACGCTAATCTTCCCCTTTCAGGATCTCAAGCGGTGGGCTCTCACCGGTGGCGCAGATGGAGATGGGAGGATTTACGATTTCAGATTGGTGGCCCAATCGAAGAATCGTCAACTGAACGTGACCGAGGGCCACATCGTTCCCATCCGCGTGTTGTTGTCCGAAATAGCCTCGGCGCATGAATTCTGGATCGCCGTCAAGGGATCACATGGAGCGCGGTTCCGATTTGCCAGCTAAGTTCATCTGGGCGCCCAGCGTGGAGCACCAGCAGCGCTTGCTCGCCGAGGGTTGGAAGGACTGTGGCCCACACACGATTCACCAGGAGAGCCACCTGATGATGCGCCGGATCACGGAGGCCACGCGCCAGGCCTCGCTGCTGGACGGGGAGGGGGGTTGCAGTGAATAGGGGCCAAGGAATCTACCGCGAGGGCTACTTCAAGGTCTCGCGGCGCATCCTAGACTCATCCCTGTGGTGCGAAGACGGCGACGTCATCAAGGTGTTCCTCGCCCTCGTCGCAATGAGCCAGGACCCCGGAGGACCCCGTAATGGGTGCGTCTACACGGCGCGTCGCCAACTGGCCGCGAAGGTGTTCCTGACCGACGCGCGCCTTGACGAGTGCCTGTCCGTGCTCGCCGGGGAGGACACTGAGAGCCGTACCCAGGACCATGCCGGGAGACGAATCGAGGTGCTGCCGAACGGCTTCCGGGTGCTCAACTACGGGCTGTACCACGACGAAGCAAAGGACCGTTTGCTTTCCCAGACCCGCTCAGACGCTGGCCGTGTCGGTGGGCTGGCGTCAGGTAAGTCGCGCTCGCGCTTACAAAAACGGACAAGCAAACCCGAAGCAAACCCGAAGCAAAACGAAGCTACGGAGACGGAGACGGAGACGGAGACGGAGACGGAGACGAAAGGGAGACGGAACGGAGTTCGCCCTTCGGGCGCCATCGCGACGGCGCCATCCTGGAGCCGTGAGGCCTGCGACGACTGGATTGCTGAGTTCGGCGGGACCGCCCCGGGGGGGCAGATCGGGAAGGCGCTGAAGCCCTTGGTCGGCAAGCACGGCTGGCCCGAGGTCCGGGAGGCGTGGCGCTCGTACCTGTCGCAGGCCGAGGCCGAGTACGCGAGCGCCTCAAGATTCGCGGCGACGTACGGGCGCTGGTCTGGATCGGTTCCCGGTGGGGCAGCATCTCGGCTGGAGCGCGCCGTGCAGGCCGGCGTCATGGGAGGACTCAAGGGTGACGGATAGGGCATGGGCGGACGGATACGCGCAGCTTGTCGTTGCGTTCCCGGCGTCGGATGGCCAGCGTGATGCTGCGGCTCGAGGGAGACTGTACCGGCATCACCTGGATGAGTTGGCAGACGATCAATGGCTGCTGGCCGTGACGCGGGCCGTGCGTGAGTGCCGGTGGTTTCCGCGGGTATCGGAGCTGCGCGCTTTTGCCGCTCCGGATCCGGGCTCTCAGCTCGCGCGCGCGGCCGAGGTCTTCGAGGCGATCCTGGGCGAGTACGAGTGCGGGCGAACTCTGTCGCACCGTGACGTGGTGGATCGGTGGGGTGTGGTGGCCCGGGATGCATTCATGGCGGCCGGTGGCGTGGCGGCGTTCCAGTGGTGCGGGGACGCTGACTCGCGCCGTTGGCGGCTGAAGGCATTCCAGGATGGGTGGCGCGAGTGCCAGCAGTCCGTTGGCTCGTTGCCTTCTGGAGCGGAGCGGTTGTTGGTCGCCAGCGGATTGACGCGCGGTGGGGCATGACGGACACGTCAGAGCAGGCGTCGGGATTTCTGGCACGCATCGCGCGTCGCGCCGAAGAGCTCGGGCTCGGAGAGGGTGAGCCTCAGATAGCAGAGTGGCCGGAGGTTGAGGAGGAGGGCGAGGCCGAGATGGCGGAGGCAAGGGCTGCCCGCGAGCGTGACCTCCCCGTAGGGGATAGGAGCGAGGCGTGACGATCCCGAAGCCAGCGCGCCGAGGCCGCAAGCCGCGGCGGCGCATCCAGCGTCGGGCCTGGCCGCGCCGTGCGCGCATCGGACGGGGCAACGCACTGAGCAGCTACCGTGGTGCGGTGCTCGATGCCGACGCGGTATGGCGCCAGGTCGTGATGCTTGAGCGCGGCCCGTGGTGCGTGTGCGGTTGCGGGCGTAGGGCAAATCAGTGCCACCACGGGCTCGGGAAGGGCGCCTATCCTGGCGTGCGGCACGATCCGCGGAACGGCTTCCCGGTGGCACAAGGGTGCCATCGCAGACTACACGGAGACCACGAGGAGAACCGGGATCTGATGATTGCGATTCTTGGAGCCGAAGGGTACGAGGGCTTGCTGCGCGCGGCGCGGAGTGCTGGCAAGACGGATCCGGAATTGGCGGCGGTGGCGTTGCGCGCGCGGCTGGCGGAACTGGAGGGGCGATGAAGCGAACCAAGAAGGCGTGGGCGATCGTAAGCCGGCATGGGAGGCTGCGCGCCTACCTTGGGTTCAGTGATGGAAACCTGCGGACCCTTTACGAGTACCACTGCGCATACCTCAATAAAGACGAGGCTCGCTGCAGGGCCACGGAGGAGATACGCGAGCGCGTTGTCCCCTGCACGATTACCTGGGACGACGGCAAGCCGGCGCGGAAGGGGGAGCGATCGTGACGTCGAGGACGAGGAGGCTGATCCGGGCGTTGGAGACGATCCAGCAGCAGGAGTACGGCTATAGGTCCCCGCTCCATGAGACGGCCATGGCCGCTCGCGCTCTGCGGTGGGCGCTGGGCGTTGTGGTTGCGTCTGAGGCGCGGGAGCACCTGCGGGACGCCATCTGTGAACTGGAGGGGAGGGCCGGGAGATGAGCGAGCCACTGACGGACGCGGAGCGGGAAGATGTTCGCAGGTACTATGGAAGGAAAAGCAAGTCGCGTCGCCTGCTGGACGAGGTCGAGGCCCTGCGCGCGGAGGTTGCCAATCTGAGAGCGGCCAGAGAATCGGACGCCGAGGAGTACGCCGGGGCGTACTCAAAGCGCGAGGGCGACGCTCTCAAGGCCGAGAACGAGCGGCTGAAGGCTGAGATCCAGCTTATAACCGCGCCGATTGAGGCCGGGGGTGGACTGGCGGCTTCGCTGCGCGCCGAGCGCAATGCCCTCAAGGCCGAGAACGAGCGGCTGAAGGGCACCAACGTCCGGCTGAGCGACGAGTGTCTGGAGTTCAAGGCCAAGCTGGAGGCGGCCGAGGCCCGCGAAGAAGCGCTGGCGGCAGAGGTCGCCTGCTTCCGTCGCTGTCTCTGGGTTGGTCATGGTCATCGAGCCGGTCTCTACGGAGACGATGGAGAGATGCAGTGCGCGGCATGCGCCCCTGCGTGGGACTACAAGCGCCATGACCCAATGACGACTACGCACGCTGCATTCAAGGCTGCCCGCGCCGACGAGCGCCGCAAGGTGGCCGAGGAGATCCAGGAGGCTGTTCGCTCTGAGGACTTCCACGGCGCCCACAAGCGGGTAGCGACATGGGCCGCGCGCTTCGTTCGCAAGCACGGGGGCGAGCAGGCCCGGCGGGCGGACAGGGAGGAGTGAGATGCCGACATTGGCCGACGTGCACATCGCCGCGCAGTTGAGCAGGGCGGAGTCCGCTGAGCGTCGCGGCTACGTACGGGCGCTGCGGACGGTGGCGCGGCGAATGCGGAAGGAGGCTCGGGCCGCGGAGCATTCCGCTTCTAAGTGGTTGAACAGGGGCCTCGTGGCGCATTCGATGCTTGTGGTCGCGTGCGTTCGTGAGTCTGACGCGCTTGAGGAGACAGCCCGCTATTGCGAGCGCCGAGCGAGGGAGGTTGAGCGTGACTCTGACTGAGCGGTACGAGCGGCTCGCAAGTCTAGTGGCCATGATCCGCGCCGATCCGCCGGGTGTCCAGCAGGGTTGGCGGATCACGCTGACGAATCTGCTCGCCCTCGCGGAGAGCAGGCTGGCGGTGGCAAAGAAGCAGATTCGGATTGAGGTGGAGCGTGGCTAAGTGCTGGATCTGCGGAGAGCAGTATTACCGGCAGACCGAGACGGATCCCGCCGAGTCCTGTGCCTGCGAGATGGGTCTCGGTTGGCCGGATCCTGACGAGCCACTCCGTCAGAGGATTCGAGCCTGGACGGCGCGCATCCTGTGGCGCCTGCTGTGGGCGGCGTGTGCAGTTGACGCTTGGTTGCACGGGCAGGCCAAGGCCGCAACGAGGAGGTGGGAGCGTGGCTGAACACCGTATCCGTGTCTGTACTCACTGCGGGTGGACGCTGCCATACGGCGTTTCGGAGGAGACGGCGCGACGCCTGGAGGCCGAGCACTGTGACCAGACGGGACACGCCATTGTGCCGGTACGGGATGGGATCGAGGTGAAGCAGTGAGCGGAGAGAAGCTGACGCCCGAGGGGATCGTGAAAAGGCTACTTCCCGGCGGGGAGAAGAACATCTACTTCCGCGAGGCCGTGAACACGCTCCATGCCTACGGCGAGCAGGTAGGCAAGCAGGAGTACGAGCGGGGACGGCGGGATGGGCTGGAGGGAATCCGCCGCTTCCTGGCCGGCGAGAAGGTGAGCGTATCCACTGGGATTGAAGACGAGATCACCTACGGTTACGGCGAGCTGAACGAGAACGGGTACTGGGAGTTTCCGGTGCCGGCCTGGCTGGTTGGCAAGTTGCGAGAGGTCCTGGAGGCCGACGATGCCGAGTGACCTACGTGCCCTCATCGAGGAGCACCTGAAGGACTGCCGAGTGAATGGCTGGGACAGCTACGCCGCCTACGCCATCACAGACGCGGCAATCAACACTGCAAGCTGCATCTCGTTCGTTCCTTGCCCGCATGGCGGCATACAGATCGAGCTGCATGCTGGCGGGTCCGAGGTGGAGATTGAGATTGGGCCAGATGGGAGGGTGAACGATGTCACGACCTACCGACCTACGCGCCCGCCTGGACGCGCTCCGGGCTTGGGTGGCCAGCATCGATACGGTGATCGTAGCCCCAGACGACACAGAGACGGCATTTGAGGCGGCGCTCTGCGACTATCTTGAGCAGCTCCTCGCCCTCGCGCGGGGGCTGCTCGAGGAGGCGGAGCTGTGCTTGAGACTGGCCATTTCCTGCCGGCAGACAGGGGCCAGGGCGCAACTCATTGTCGCACGTCAGTATGAGGCGCAGGCCGCGGACATTATCGAACACTTGGAGCGGGCGCGGGGCTGATGGGCCTGCCCATTGACGCAGGGTGTAGACTGATGGTAAGCGTAGCGACCGGTGCCCGTGCGCCGGGGCGCGTTTAGGGGGCCCGGTGATTGACCGCGTGCCAGTGGGCCGAGATGAGCCGGCGCTATTCTCGCTGGTCAGGGTCGCGAAGCACGAGACGGGGGCTTACGGGGCCCTCCTCCATGGCGGTGTTCCCTTCGCCGTGACCCTAGAGCGCACCTACACGGTCAACGGGACCGAGTGGGTGAAGATCCCGGCCGGCCGCTATCACTGCCGGAGGACGCGCTACTACCGGGGCGACTACGAGACCTTTGAGATCATGGTGCCCGGTCACTCTCGGGTTCTCTTCCACAAGCTCAATACCGAGGACGAATCCGAGGGCTGTGTAGGAATCGCCGAATCTTTCGGGCACCTGCGCGGCAAGCCCGCAATCCTCAACTCAGCTCACGGGTTTCGCGAGTTCATGGAGTTGGCGGCGGATAGGGCGGAGTTCGTGCTGGAGGTTTGTTGATGGACGTCCTTCGCCAGCTCGATGGCGTCGCGCTTTGCTGGCTGGCCGTGCTCGCCTGCATGGCCTACGCCGTCTACGAAGCGTGGTTCAAGCCCCCGCGAGGCCGCGGGCATGGAGGCGCCCCGAGGGGCGCGTAGGAGGAGGATCGCATGAAGGCGGACTGGAGGAAGACGCTCTGGAAGTCGATCAAGACTGCGCTCGTCGCTGGTGCCGGGGCTGCCGCTGTCGCCCTGGCCGGGGACCAGTCGCTCGTGGATGTCGTCAAGGAGCTGCCCCCCTGGGCGGCCATCGTGGCCGCCGCGGCGCTGACGGCGTTTCGTACCAGCATGAAGGCGCGCTGACGTGGGCTGGCTGAAGGTCGTCATCGGGGCCATCGTTGATTGGGCGCGCTCGCCCAACGGCCGTGTGTGGGGTCGCGCAGCCGTGGAGGTGATCGCCGAGCGAATCGCCAGCCGGCGTGACGAGCAGGCGATTGACGCTGCTATAGCTGCGGCCCGGGTCGCCGACGAGGATCCGGCGACGGGTGCTGGCCCGTCCGTTTCGTCATTCCCGGCGGCCGAGGCCTTGTCGCTCGAATCGGCCGAGCACGCGCTGCTGGCACGGATCCGGGTGCTGACGGCGCGGATGCCCGTGCTGGCGGACAAGCGCAACGCCATGGCGCGCATGTTGGACTTGGTCAAGCAGCTCGAACTGGTGCAGGACCGGTTGGCGGCGAAGGCGAGGGGATGATGGGCGAGCCACTGACGGATTCGGAGCTAGAGCGTCTCCAGGCTTGCGCTTGGACGGGCGATGGGGTGACAGCGCGGGATACACGTCGCCTGCTGGACGAGGTTGAGGCCCTGCGCGCGGAGGTGGCAGAGACCAAGCGGGACCGTGACGCGCTTGGGGAGCATCTGCGGGGAAGGATCGCGGACATGCGGGACGAGCGTGACGCCCTCAAGGCCAAGCTGGAGGCGGCCGAGGCCGAGGCCAGCGAGGGGGACTCCTGGATGGAGCGTGCGCGCAAGGCGCAGGAGAACGGCGTGTGTGGCCTGTGCTTTGGATCTGAGGAGCACAAGCCCGGATGCTACGTGCTGGAGTGCGAGGAGCGAGGAGCGCGCCGAGGCGTCCGAGGCCCGCGTGCGGGAGCTGGAGGCCGAGCGATCGAAACTGTGGGAGTGCGAACGGGACGACGAGCAGCGTCGGGAGAAGATGGAATATGAGATCGCGCGGTTAGAGCACAGCATGGCGCGGCTCTCCATTGAGGCAGAAGACGCCCGCGCGGACGAGCGCCGCGATATTGCGCAGCAGATGTTCGTTGTTGCTGCTTCTGGGATGATGTTTGAGTGTTTGCGCGAGACCGACACGCCGGAGGCCAGGAGGAGGCTTGTCGACTGGTGCGCGTCCTTCGTCCGCGAGAATGCGAAGCAGGCCCGGCAGCCCGAGGTGTCAACGTCATGAGCGTCACCATCATGAGCGTCACCATCCCGGCCGGCGCAATTCTCTTCACCGCCGACAAGCCCGGCGCCGAGATCCCGTTGCGCTGGAAGCTCATCAGTCTCGGCATCGGTCTCATGCAGCGCGACCAGGGCGAGCGCAAGAGCCGCGCGCGGCACGTTGGCGGATTCCCGCGCGGAGGCCGGCTGAGCGAGATCGAGGTCTCGGAGGCCGCGTTCCCGGTGTGGCACACGATTCCGGCAGAGCAGGCTCTCAAGGACAAGTCGTTCAGCGTCTGGACCGTCGGTGGCCTGAGCCCGGTGCAGCGCGCGATCCTGGCCGCCGGCTACACCTTCCACGATGGTCAGGCCTATAATGTCCCGCGCATCGTGGGCATGGGAATCGATCACGTCGTTGGGGCCATCAGGGGCGAGCCCTGCTACGTCTTCCGGTCTCACCCCTTCCTTGGCAATGACGTGTGCAGCTCAGGCATCGCCGAGGAGGTCGCCCGCGTGACGCTCAATCTCGAGCCTTTCGGCGAGCGGCATGATCGCGCGCAGCCTGACGGGATGCACAACTGGTGCCTTGACCACGAGTGGCTCGGCCTACCGTCGGAGGTCATCCGCGGCTTCTTTGGCCAAGTGCTCCCGGTGCCGGTGCCAGGGACGCCGAAGCAAGAGCGGCAGCGCTGGACGACGTGGGAGGAGTGCATGGAGAAGGGGTGGGCGTGAGCGAGTCGATTCATGTTCGCTTTACGGGCACCGCGTCGACCTGTGGGTAGAGGAGAATGATCATGCGACGTGAGTTTCAGATGGGAGTCGTCCTGCTGGTGGCCCTGGCATCGTGTGGCTGTGCCTCGTTGGGCCGTTTCGTCTCGGACGTGATCCAGCGCCACGACGAGATCTGCGCCGAGGATCCGGCCGCCTGTGAGCAGACTACCCCGACGCCCACGCCGGCTCCCATGCCGGAGCTGACTCCGACTCCTGGGCCCGGACCGACGCCCACGCCGGAGCCTACGCCAGAGCCGGACGGCTTGCCCGCCCCCTCCGGCCTGACTGCTGTCCCGCACCCATGGCGGATCTCGCTCTCCTGGCGGCCCGAGCCGTGGGCCCGCGCGTATCGAGTTTACCGAGGCAACCTCCGCTCGCCGATCGCGGATGTCACCGGCACGAGCTACGAGGCCACCGAGCTTACCCTGGACGACCGCTGGTGGTTCTATGTGGCCGGCATTGACGGCTTCGGCGCAGTGGGCAAGGCGGCGGCACGGGTGAGCGCCGTCCCGACCTTCCCGGCGCCGAAGGGCATCGAGATCGTAGTGACCCATCGATCCGGGCCGAATGGCGCGGTTATCTATCTCGGAATCAAGGCCGACTACGGCCCCGAGGGCGTACCTGTCGCGGGGATGTCGGAGGTGATCCCTGCGGCGCTCCTTGACTCTGCGAGTGAGGAGGCGCGGCGCGGGCAGAGGCAAGCCTTTCTCTGGTGCGTCTCTAGGGGGCCGGCTGGAGGGCAATTCGGTCAGGTCGCCTGGACTCTCCGGCACTCTTCGGGCGCCACAGCTTCAGCAGAGCCGGCGCCCGGACACTGTGCCCGCGGAAACTGCAACGACAAGGCGAATTACCATACCACGTGGCAAGCCAGCAAGCTGATGGTCGGCTATCACAGCCTCAACGGTAGCAAGGGGAATTCCATCCTGGTCGGCATAGGATCCGACCTACCAGCGGGGTCGATCGAGGCGCAGGCCACGTGCAGGGTGGCGCCCAACCTACAGTCGCCCGTTTTCCGCTTGCCGGTCGGCACCGGCAACGCTCCACCGCCGGCGCGGACGGACTGACGGAGGCACCATGGCATTCTCAGGCGAGCAGGTGACCGGACTCCTGATGGCGACCGGCGGCACCGTGTACGTGGCGACGCGGGTAGCGTCACACTTCCTCGGGCGCAATGGCGACAAGCATCGCGGCAACGGAAATGGCAAGGGCAAGGAGCTGCCCTGCCAGAATCACGAGGCGCGCCTGAAGGCCGTAGAGGGCTCGCTCGGCCGTGTAGAGGGCTCAATCTCTGGACTCTACACGAAGCTGGACGGATATCAGCGCGCGCATGAGGAGCAACGGGCCTCGCTGGAGGGACGGCTTGGGGAGCTCACTGGCGAGATCAGGGCGAGGATGCCGGAGCGGCTGAGGTGATTCTACCTCTCGCAGCGCGACGTCAACTCGGGCCACTCGGCATGGGTGGCCCAATGGTCTCGGTCTCGGTTGAAGATGTGGTATGGACGAGAACCAACGGCGTCTCTGTTGTCGGAAACAGCCTTACGAAAACAGGGCCGACTACGTGGGGTAATGCTGGAGGGGCTTCGACGCGCGCGATCATATCAGGCGATGGATACTTGGAATGGACCGCCACCGAAACTACGACCTATAGAATCTGTGGTCTATCCTACGGAGATACGGACTGGAATTTTACTGACATCGACTTCGGCATGTTCGCACGACCGTCCGGGGCTCTCTGGAGAATCGAAAACGGAGCGATGCTCGGGATTGGGACATACATCACTGGCGACGTGCTACGGGTCGAGGTTAGCGCCGGGACTGTCTACTACAAGAAGAATGGCGCGTTGCTGAGCACATCGCTTAATGTTCCGACGTTCCCGCTGCTGGCGGATTCATCGCTTTACGACAACGGGTCCACTATCACTGATGCTGTCCTATCCGGAGAGAATCTGGGGGCGGCCGTCTACTAGGAGGGAGCAATGGCAAGTCAACAGACGAGGGTCGCAAGACTACAGGACAAGATTCGAGTGATGCGAGGCGCGCTTCAAGATGCCATCGCCGAGCGGGACGCGATCATCAAGGAGGGCGGCGGGACGCCAGCCGGGGCCCTGGCTTGGCTACAGGAAGACCCGGACCTCGAGAGCGTGTGTGGCAACACGCCGGCCGAGATCGGCGCGGGCGCTACTGTGATCGCCGATCTGGACGCCTATCTGGCGGCAGACGATCGCGACCAGACGCTTGTTCAGCTCGAGAGCTGACGATGCCTCGCCTCGGTGACGACCCGATCAACCTTGACGCCTTCTACACGGAGGATGGGGCGGGCAAGTCTGGCCTGACCGTCACCTTCACGCTCCTGGATCCGGATGGCAACGTCGAGAAGAGCGGATCCTTATCTGCCACGAGCATCACTGGCCTCTATCGCTACAACGCCGCAGCCGACATTGACGAGTCCGGACAGTGGACATTCGTGGCGGCCACCACGGACACGGATGTCGACCAGAAACAGATAGGCGGTCAGGTATACGTGGAGCCAGCCTGGGCCACCTATGTCCAGGCCATCTGGGATGCGCTGACATCTGCACTCACTACGGCTGGGAGCGTAGGGCTTCTGGCTGTGCAGAAGCTCGGTCTCATTGGCACGGGCTCGACATCCTGGTCATCCCCGGTGACGGCCAGTGGGGACCTTGAGCTGTATCATGGCTGCGACTATAGCGCCACGGATTCGCTCGCCCCGTCTTGGGATGTGACGGGCGTCCCCGACTTCTCCGCTGCGTCCATCAAGTGCACGTTCTACTCCCACGGCAAGGTGCTGCTCACGGTAGCAGCGACAGCCAACGATGCCGATACCGTCAGCGTTCCGCTGACTGCGGCCCAGACGGGTGGGCTCCCTGCTGGCGAGACGTGCCAGTTCGAGATCATTGCCAAGATGGCGAGTGGGCGATTCATTCCGCTTGTGGCTGGAGAGGCGGCGATCATCAAGACGATGACGCCCGCGTGGTAGCGATGACCGATAGAAAGAGGGGGCGGTCTTCGTTCCGAGAGGGGGGAGTGGGGGCACAGAAGGG